AGGTTTGTATGTCCCATAATAAATTTATTTGTAGGGGATGTACAAGATTAACAGTTAATGCCCCCCCAAATTAATTTTGTCCAAATGGTATTCTTTTACTTCTACGATGCATCCTACAGGTATATTGATTGTTCCCCCATATGATACAGCTTGCCCATCTTCAAAACAAAAATCTGTGGCGAGTGTAATTATGTCGTCATTTTCATTGATGAGCATGCCTACCGAAAGACAGTAAGCTCCAGATTCATCTGCGGCGAGGTCGATGCCGACCCATTCTGAGTGTGATTTGGCATCCAACCATAGGATGCTGACAAATCGGTATTTAAAATTAGAAAATAAATCTGTAAGATTAAATTTGTCCAAGTTGCTAACCTTTGTAATTATTGTACAATATTGTATGCCTATTTACACTACTGTACAAAATGTATTAGACCTATACCCAAGAGTAGGAAGTCTGTCATCAATCACATCTGCTTCAGTAGCTTTTTACATTGACCAAGCAGAAAATGAAATAAATGGATATTTGATAAATAACTACTCAATGCCCTTCAGTGCTACTCCACCCCTCATTCAGTCCTTATCTACCGAATATGGGCTTGTAAAGCTCTTAGAGAGGTTCTTTACACAAGAGACAGGTAGTGACAATGCATGGGTATCAGCAAGAAGAGAGTATGTACAAAATCAATTGACCATGATTAATTCTGGCGACTTAGGTTTATACACAAGTTCATTAGAGCTAATTGCATACAATCCAGACGATGCACCGTTTTCAAACACAATGGATTACAACCCAGCATTCAACATGCTTAATTCTACACATCAACAACTTGACGGAGATAGGCTTGAAGATGAATACGATGACATCGACAGAGATTCATATAAGCCTGATTTAGAATAATGGGGATAAAAGAAAGCCCGTTTCAACGAGATGAATATCAAAGACGATTTAAGAAAATGCGAATTGGTCTAGGCAAAGGCTTTGGAGCAATCGAGATGGATATGACAGGTGTTGGTAATGTTTTAGGCGATGTAGCAATAGTGATGGAATCAGTCAGGTCAGAAAAGTTTGTAAAGAAAATAGAAAAGTTTATTCATCAAAAAGCTTATCTAAGTTTAATTAATGCGAAGCAGTATGGTAGAGGTGGTAAACAATTTCAAGATGTTAAAGAAGCAAGTGCTGACCATTACGATAAACTTAAAAAAATGTTTCCAAATATATACGAGCCAGAGCCACCTGGACAGGTAACAGGAACATTGATTGAGACAATCGAATCGAATCCAAAAAAAATATATCAAAGAACAGACAGAACACAAAGAGGTAGGGGAGCTGGTCTTGACCTTACTCTTGGGGGAGCAGGGGCAGGTATATCATATCCTAAGCCTACAAAAGAAAATCCAGGAGAAAGAAGAACGGCTAACTATCCTTTATTCTTTCATGAAGGTAGAGGTAAAGGAAGTCGTGTTGCAAGACCGTTTACACCAACTGCTACAAGTATCGAGCTTTATGCAGCAAGAGAATTTAAAAACTTAGTTGATAGGAGACCAATAATCGCAAGACATTTTGGTATAGTGTACTAATGGCAATAATTGATTACATAGGTATAGAACAAAAAATAAAATCACTACTAAATGCAGATAGTAGAACATCTGGGTTTACAGTCGAGTTAGAACCAGAAGACCCAATAAACGAAGCTAGATGTCCTTATGTGGCAATTTATTTAGATAATTACGAAACATTACTTGATACTGAAACCATTGGAGGTACAGCACCTTATCTCACAAGATTGAATATACAGATTTGGATGTATCAGTTTAGTTTAGAAAATCTTGACGGAGCAACTTTGCGAGATGATATGTTGGGTAAAGTTAAAGAAGTTTTGAAAGAAAACAAAACTTTAGATGACAAAGTTTTATATTTTCAATTTGGACCAGGAACATTTGATACACAAAAGAATACTGCTGGACTTGGGTTCTTTAAAGGTGTATCATTAAATTTAGCATGCGAAGTAAAAGAATAGAATTTATCATTGGTGGGTTATCAATACCAGGTGTTGGCATGACGGTTGCAGGCAAACAAGTCGAAGTAGAAACTGATGTAGCTGAATCTTTAATTGAACAAGGTATTGCAAAAGCTAAAGAAACTGCTAAAATTACTAAAAAGAAAGAAAAGGAGAGTAAATAATGGGATATGGTATTGGAGGATATATAAGTTTAAGCAAACAAACAGCATTTGGAACTGCGACCACTAACAGAGTGTTTATCCCGTTTGTTTCAGAATCTCTCACAGAAAACATTGAGCAACTACAATCAGAAAATTTAAAAAATATTTATGATGCCCCAAATGATTTAGCTGGTATAAACAACACGACAGGGGACATTGTTTTTGAGCCACACCCGATTTACATGGGACACTTCTTAAATGGTTGTTTAGGAGATGCGACAACTACCTTTACCTCATCAGCAGCTAATCATGAATTTTTACCAAGACAAAATGAATTTGCATCTAATTGTACACTAAGACCTTACACTGTAGAAATTTTCAAAAATGTAGGTTCTGCTTATCAGGTAACAGATGCACTTATCCACACACTTGCAATCGAAATAACTGCGGGTGCAATCATTAGAGCAACAGCTACTCTACACGGTAGAGCATATGGTAAAGTTGCAAAACAAACTCCATCATTTATTGAAGCAGACCCATTTACATGGAATGAAACATCTGTTCAGATTGCAGGTTCAGCCAACGGCGAACTTGAATCAGCAACAATAACAATTGAAAATCCAATAGAAGGTATTCCAACTCTTAATGGTTCAGTTAACGAAGGTAAACTTCTTAGAAGTGATTTTAGAAATATCACAGTATCAGGTGACCAAGACTTCTCTTCACAAGCAGAAGAAGCTAAGTTTAGAGCACAGACAAGACAAAGATTCTTATTCACAATAACTGGAGATGATATCGGTGGTAGTAAAAATAACGAAATGACATTTGATTTACCAAGTGTTAACTATCAAACTTATGCTTATCCAATTGGTGGTCCAGGAAGAATCACTGCTGCTTACGAAGGTAAAGCTGAGTACGATACATCAAGTTCTTATGCATTGAGAGTAACAATGCAGAACACACAAACAAGTTATTAAACAAGGAGGAAACTCATGAAGTTCAAACTTTTAGACAAAGAGCTAACAGTTAGCCCTGCTACACTTAGACAAATACATCATTTAGAACAAGAAGTTGGTAATGTTGAAAAGCTTACACAAGATGCACCATTCGACACAATTGTAAAAATGATGAGTGTTATTCTAAAACATAATCCACAAGAAATAAATCTTGATTGGATTTTAGATAACTGTTCTATGAATGAATTAAAAGTTCTTAATGAAGCCGTTGCCTATTTTTTAGGGGCAAATGCACAAGAGTAGAGAGCAATCTTGTGCAGCTTATAGATTTCTTTGCTTATCACTATGGTTGGTCTAAATCTGACATTACAGAATTAACACCTGATGAAATCAATCGACTGTATGGTATAATTCGTAAGAGAGAGCATAAAGGAGCAAGGAACAGTAAATGACTAGAGCCGTACTATCGTTTAACATTGAGACTAAGAGATTTGCTACACAGCTTAATAAAATCTCTAAAAACATTAATAATGTTAACACTCTTGTTAAGACGATGGCTAAAAGCTTCCGTGCTCTTAACAAAGCTTTACCAGCAATAGAAAAATTAGCCGCCGCACAAGTAAGGCTTGCTAATCAATCAAGAAATACTACAAGGTCAATCAATCAAGAAACCCGTGCCATACAAGGCAATACTGCTGCTGCTGCCAGAAATGCAAGAGCTAAAACAGGTATCAGAACAGGAATTGCACCACAAGGACCACCTGCACTAGGTGGAGCACAACCAGTTCGTGGACCAGGTATGCCAATCACACAAGTTCCAATCAAGGGATTAAAAGCTGGTATAAGTGGTTTCAAAGCTTTAAAAAGTGCAATGAAGGGCATTCCTGCTTTAGGAGCTGCTATAACCGCAGCTTTTGGTGTCAGACAATTAGTAACATTTGCTAATGATGCACAATTTGTTGCGAACAGATTAAAAGTTGTTTTACAAGATGGAGAACCAGTAGCTCCATTATTTGGCAAAATAAGAGATGTTGCTATTGAAACAAGAACACCTTTAAGAGAAACAGCTCAAATGTTTCAAAGGTTAAGACTTGCTTCTAAAAATCTAAATGTTTCTAATGAACAAGCTATGAAAACAACAGAGTTGTTTGGTAAGCTTTTAACAATACAAGGTGCAACCGCACATGAAGCTCGTTCTGCTCTTACACAGTTAACTCAGGCAATACAGTCTGGAAAATTAGCTGGAGACGAATTTAGGTCGATTTCTGAAAACTTACCTGCAATTTTACGATTAATTGCAGACGAAACTGGTAAACCAATTGAACAATTAAAAGCATTAGCAGAACAAGGTAGATTAACACCAGACCTTTTAATTAGAGCAATGCTTAGAGCAGAAGACCAAATCCGTGCAGATTTTGACAAAACAAGTGTAACAATTTCGCAAGGTATGGAGCAACTGAAAACTAGAGTAACTGCTATGGTTGGAGAGTTTCTAAGGTCAGAAAAAGGCTCTAAATTATTAAAAGATGCATTCTTAGCATTAAATAAAGTTTTAGATGGAATCGTAGTTGCTTTTGAAATAGCTGCTGCTGTCGTAAACATTATAGCAGAACCATTTAGAATCTTATTTAAAATAGTAACTAAAACGGCAGAGTTTTTAGGTAGGTTTAAGTCTAATGTAGACGAACTGGCAATTGCTGAAGAAAAATTAGTAGCAATGCAACAACAGTTTTTAGACCAAAATTTTCCTTTGGGTGTTGAACAAGCTAATAAAGCTTTTGCACAGCAAGCTCGAATTGTACAAGAGTTAAGAAAAGAAAAACGATTAGAGGCAGAACAAGAAACAAAATCAACTGAAGAAAAAAATGCTGCTATTGATGCAATACAAGGTATGAATCAATCTTTTAAAAAGTTTTCTAAAGAAGTTACAGTTGATATGTTAGACTTCAAAGAAAATTTTTCTGATACAATTTTTAGAACATTAGCCATAGATTTTCCAGAAGGTGTTGGAAATGGTTTTGCAGATATGGTCGTTGAAGGCAAAAACATGAAGGAATCTATGAAAGCCTTATTTAAAGATATGGCAAAACAAGTCATAGCTCAAATAGTTAAAATGATAGTACAAATGATTGTTATGAGGACAGTTATGGCATCATTGGGTATGTCAAGCCCACAACTTATGGCAGGTGGTGGTATTACTGGCATGTTTACTAGCATAGGTAAAACTATTGGAAAAGTTGGTAAAATTTTTGGATTTGCTGATGGAGGTAACCCACCAGTAGGTGTACCTAGCATAGTTGGTGAGCGAGGACCAGAGTTGTTTGTTCCAAGAGCGGCAGGCACAGTAATACCAAACGAAGCACTTGGTGGCTCAACAATAGTTGTAGAAAGATTAGAAATTATGCCTGGAGCTAGTATCGACCAAGCACTTACAGAAAAGCCAATGTCATATTGGGTAGACTTAACACAAGAAAAAATATTACCAGCTTTGAATACATTAGGACAAGCAGGTAATACAACAACACTTAGCTTTAGAGGTAACAGATAATGGCAATATTATTAGGTGTTCCAAATTCGAGTTATATAACAATCACAGACCATGCAAGCTATGGTTATAGATTTGGTGCACAGCTAGACAAAAAAGATATTAGAACAAAAGGTGGCAAACTGTTTACCTACATAACACCTGCTAGTACATTTAGAAGATTTAAAATACCAATGACATATGTAGAATCATCTGATGTAAGTTTAATAAACTCTTATTTCACTACAGCTACAAATCTTAGATATATTGAAGATGACACTTTTCCAAATAGTTTTTACAATGTAAGAATAGTGGGTGTAGCAGAACCTTTTACAAGTTTTCAAAAGCCTTATTTTAGACAAAAATATGCAGGAGAAATAACTATCGAGACTTATGAGTGATAATAAGTTTTTGGGATTAGTATGTATTTTAGGTGGTATATTATTAATGCTTATTGGAATAGATTATATATTGGGGTAAAATTTAAACATGGCTCATATTTACGATTCAGCTAGACAATTTTTTGCAAGTGGCAGTATTAACTTAGCAACAGCTACAATTGGAGTTACTTTAGTAAATACAACACTTTATACATTCAATGCAGGTCATGATATGTTAAATGATATTCCTGTAGCAGCTAGAATTGCAACCAGCTCTTTATCAAATGTAGCAGTAGCTAGTGGTAGATTAGATGCAGATAACTTAGACATTGCAACAGTAGCAGTTAATAGTGTGATTAACGGAGTAGTGTTATTTATTTCAACTGCTGATTCCTCAACTAGCCCGTTATTATTTATACAATCAGAAGGAGTGGGTTTTCCAGCGACACCAGATGGTGGAACTGTAACTGTAAATTTTGAAGCAACAGACCCTTTTATAATGAAAATCTGATGGCATTACAAGGATTAATTGAACAAGGCATAATTTTACAAGTAGTAAGAGGGCAACTAACAACAAAATTTGCTTCATCTTCATCAGCAACTTATATAGATATTGGATTAAGTGCAGCAATAACACCAAAAAGTGTAACATCTGAAATATTAATTCATGTAACAGTTTGGAGTGGTGGACAAAGTGATGCTTACCCATTTTTTAGATTATTAAGAGATTCAACAGAAATAGGAAGTGGCACAGGAAATAGTGGCAGTAATAATGTAAATGCTTTTATGGGTGGTTTTTTTACAGAACTAAGTTCAATGCAATATAGACAACATTGTTTGAATAGACACTATATAGATAACCCAGCAACTTTAAGTGAGATTACTTATAAGATACAGGGCAAAAATGCTTATACAGCAGGTGGTGCAGGAATAGTTTATGTAAATAGGTCGCATAATGATGGAGATAATTTATTTGCAGGATGTTGTCAAAGCGAAATAGTTTTAATGGAGTTACAAAGATAATGGCAGTAGCAGGTAGTGTCCAAAGAATTGGTACAAATGAATTAGAAGATACAGCAGTAACTAATGCTAAGTTGGCAGGGGGTATTGCAAATAATAAATTAGTTAATGATAGTCTTACAGTTAATGGTACAGAAATTGACCTAGGTGCTTCAGAGACAATCACAGCAGGTAAAATTTTACAAGTTGTAAATGCAGTCAATACAACACAATCAACACATAATAGTGCAACGGCAGCAGACTTGTTAACTGCTGATATAACACCATCTTCAACATCAAGTAAAATTTATGTTCATGCCATAATACCTTTTACAAATACTCAAAATGGTGATGCTTCATTTTTTGTTGATAGAGATTCAACAAGATTGCCAAGTGCTGGAATCACAGCAGCTCTCATAAATACAGGTGATGCTACTAATAATAATGGTATGATGTCCATGTGTGCTGCTTATGTTGACAGTCCATCTAGCACATCTCAATTAACTTATAAGTTGAAAGTAGTAACAAGTGGAACAACAATGTATATTAATCGTAGAGGTTTAAACACAGGTTTTACTGGTGCAACCACTTTAACATTGATGGAGATAGCAGGATAAAAGGAGATAAATTATGACAGATATAATATCAGCAATTTTAGCTTTAGACAAAAATGCACAAGTAAGTGTTGTTGGAGAAAGTTTAGATGGTATTACATGGCATGATGGTAACCCAAACAGTATTACCAATGACCAGATAACTGCAAAACAAGCAGAGCTACAAGCAGATTATGATGCAAAGCAATATCAAAGAGATAGGGCAAATGAATATCCAAGCATTAAAGACCAACTAGATGACTTGTATCATAATGGTATTGATGGTTGGAAAACAACAATAAAAGCAGTAAAAGACAAATATCCTAAAGGTTAAATATGAGTAAAGTTATTATTTATAATCAAGAAAACGGAATCATGGCAGTATGTGTACCAGCAGAAAACTGTGGACTAACAGTTGAAGAAATAGCTGCAAAAGATTGTCCAGAAGGAGCAAAAATAATAGATAGAACAGACCTAGATGCTCTTGATAATGAGTTTAGAGATGCTTGGGCATGTGATGCAGACATGAATCCAACAGTAGACATTACACTTGCTAAAAAAGTTTGGAGAGACAAGATAAGGAAAGCAAGAAAGCCTAAGTTAGAAGAACTAGATATTCAATATATGAGGAAACAAGAAGCAGGAGATGATACTTCTGCAATAGTAGCAACTAAAAATAAATTAAGAGATTTCCCAGCAAAAGCAGAGATTGATTCAGCATCTACAGTTGAAGAACTTAAAGCAATATGGGATAATGATTTAGGAGATAAATAATGGCACAAACAGTCGTAGCAACAGGAGCAGTAGCCGTAAGTGCAACTAGCCATGTTTTTAGCACAGCAGTTGCAGGTGTTTATTCTGCATTAATAGATTTAACTCCATTAGTAAGTGGTGCAAATTATAATATTAGTGTAAACAATTGCACAATCGTAGCTTCTGGCAATAAAGTCGTAACACAAGATAATTTTTCTGGTGTGCAGACTGAGCCAATGTATTATGTTCCACCAATGCACACAAACAAAGGGTTTAGTATTACAATAGTAAAAAGTTCTGGTACAACAGCAACAATACCATTTGAAATTACCCAATTCTAAATCATAGGATATAATTAATCTATGCTTGGAAGTTTTGCAACAACTATACATAGACAAGCTGGATTTCAGCATTATTTACCACTAAATCCACAGCATAAAAAAATTCGTGATATTGCTTGGACAAGAAATGCATATCAACTTTATGGCATACTAACTCCACCACCAATAATGGATATGGATGGTGTCGACTTCCAAACTACAGTCGGCTCTATGACTATTCCAGGATTACCAGAAATAATTGACATGACAGGTGTCGATTTAGCTACTGAAGTAGGGTCTATTGACTTAGCAACAGTAGTAAGGTCAGAGTGTAGGCTTGGACATGAATTAACACCTTTCTTCTTAGAACAACAACAATCTACAAATCCTCAATCTATAGTAAGACAATTTACATTTAACAATTCTGTATTTACAGACAGAGTTGTTAAGTTTCCTGCAATTAGTAGAGCATATAAAGATGTAGTTGGTAAACCATTTAACATTACAATGGAAAATGCATCACAATTGTTAACAGATATTGTACAAAACAGAACTAAATTTAGACAAGAGGGTGAAATTTCTTTTGGATATCAGTATAATCCTGCTTTTGTAGACTTTGGATGTATTGGTAAAGGCTTCTTAATAAATGCAGATTATAGTGATTCTACAGTACGATTTAACTTTAAAAATCAAATGGATATATTATCACAAGTGTTTGTATCTACTGACACAACATCACAACAAGGTGCAAGCTTCTTGAATTCTAATTGGAATCCAGCAGATATGACATTCGATATTTTAACAACTAACTCTTATGGTGCAGGATTAGACAGCACGACTAATGATACAAATCCAGATATAGATTATGAATCTTGGCTAGATTGGAAAAATACATTAGGTTCAGAATCAATAGTTGTACAAGGCTTTTTCCCTTATGGTACAAATTATGTACAAGCATTACAAGGGATTGCCGAAGTAACAGATTCAGCAATATATGTAGAAGCAAATAATAAAGTTTATTTCCGAAGAAATTTAGTTGGAACTAATAGCTTTAGTGCAGTTGTTTCAGGAAGTGATATTATAAGTTTCACAGCTAAAGGTGATGCATATGACATGTGTAACAGATATACAATACCAGTTTCTTTTACAGTCACTTCAAATGCAATAGTAGGACCAAAATCTACTGTTACAAGAGACAATACATCTTCAATAAATTCTTATGGTGTAATTAGAAAACAACCTACATCTAACCTCATCTGGTATGTTGATGTCGCTGGAGCAGCGAACTTAGGTGACAGGATAGTATTTAGAAGAAAAGAACCAGAAGTTGCTTTAGAAGTTAAGACACCTATAAAATATTTACAACAACAATTAGGCGATATTTTCTTTGTAAATATAGACGAAGTTGGGCTTGTTGACCAGCCATACACATTGATTGCAGAAACAATAGATATTGAAAATATGACACAAACATTGGAGTTATCAGTAGGACATGGTATTGCTATATCCAACATCACAGCCTTCGAGCTTGATGACCCAGATTTAGGAACATTGAACAATACCGTCTCTGTGTTAGCATAATTACATGGCATTTACAGATATAAACTTTGCATTTGGAGCTAAATTAACTTCTACACAGTTAAATCAACTTCAAGGTAATTTTGATGCAATAGCTCAAGGAGATTCTTCAGAGTTTAACTTGTTTGGTCAAGCTTTGAAGGCTTGTTATTTTGATGCTGAAGGTAGAATGATAGAGTTTCAAAGTGTTGGTGTTTCATCAGTGGTTTATGCATCTATTGGTACATACACAGTAAACTGGACCAATTCTTATACTACATTAAATTATTGTGCTAACTTTCAAATGGAAAAAATTGGTTCTGAAGAAAGCAGAAACTTCCAGTTAGCATGTCAATCAAAATCAGGAGGAAGCATTACAGTGTATGCAAGGGCATCTGACCCAGGAGACACAGACCCAATAAATGCAAAGACAGCAGTTGTAATGGCTTGGGGGACAGATGGGATTTGAAGATATTACATTCCAGTTTGGTGATACATTAACAGCAAGTGGACTATCAGCCGTTCAATCGAACTTTACGGCATTTGCTGCTGGTGAAACAGGTGTTACACCCACATTTAACAGGGCAAAAGCAATAGTAAACTATTCAGGAACATCAATAAATTTTTCTGACAATGTATCTTCTGTCACACAAAACTTTGTAGGTTCTTATAATATTAATTTTACATTTACCTATTCAATGGTTGTAGTTAATTCTGTTTCTAGACCTTCTGTTTATGCACTTGGAAATGCACACGATACTACTAATGAAAATGCTACAGTTGTTTTTTCAATGCCATTTTTTGAAGGTGGTACTGGAGCATTGAATTTTTATTCTGTATTTCATCATAATTTTAACGATAGTGCTGATAGTTATCATCAACCAGAAAGTGCAACGGCTGTATTTTTTGAGAGGTTAGAACCGTAATGGCATTTACAGCTTTAAGTTTTTCAAGCGGAGAATTGTTGACATCCAGTAAAATGAATCTAATGATGTCTAATTTTAAATCTCTTGCTAACCAAGAAACTACTGCACCTACAATAACTAAAATACCTAGAGCATGGGTAAACCATGATGGAGCAGCAAGTATGGTAGGTAGCCAATATAATATATCTTCGGTTGCAGATATAGGTTTTGGAAAATATCAAACTAATTTTAGTATTGTGTTTTCGGGAACATATGGAGCAACATGGGGATTTCTTGCTGGCGGAGGACAAGGAGACAATAGAATGCGAAATATCACTCTGTACACTATAGCTTCTACATTTGCACGATATAAAGGTAGAAATAGTACAACTCAACAGAGTGGTGATGAAGAATTCCCTATGTCTTTAGTTTTCTGGCAAGACTAGGTAAAATTAAATAAGGAGAGTGAAGTATGTGGACAATAATTGATAGACTAAAAGAGCCTTCAACTTATGCTGGATTATCAGCAATAATGATAGCTTTTGGTGTAAGTTCAGAACAATGGACTACAATTTCAACAGCCCTCGCATCTGTGGCTGCTGTTGTATCTATGCTACTAAAAGAGAAGAAAGACTAATGATAAGCAAAATTGTTTCTTCTATAGTAACGAGTTTATTAAGCAAGGGATTTGCTGCCCTCCAAGAGTTTATGCAACAAAGGAGAGTAAATAAATTAGAGCAGCAGGTCTCTAGCTTAAATGATAAAGTAGCAATACTTGAACATGAAAAGAAAAAGCAAAAAAAGATTGAAGACTGGAAATACAGAATACAAAACAAGGAGAACGATTCTCTAGCTGAAGAACTTAATAAAATAAGGAATGAGGAGTAGCTTATTCGTATTTGCATTAATCATAATATTGCTCTTCATTGGAGCTGCTGGTAATGCAACTGATAACTCAACTTCAAATCAAACTAATACTTCTGGTAGTAACACTAGTATCAGTGGTGGGTATACTTCTACTACTAATAACACATATTCTGGTGGACAAACTAATTCAACTACCAATACCACAACGAATTCGACAAAAAATTCTAAAATACCAGTCGGAACTGCGACTGCCCCTTCCATGAGTTCTTACTCACAAGATTTATGTATCGTAGGAGTGAGTGGCGGTGTGCAAGTCACAGGGTTTGGTGTATCGGGTGGAACTTATGTTACTGACGAGAACTGCGAGAGGATGAAACTATCAAAGCTCCTATACGATTTTAATATGCGAGTTGCATCAATCGCAATTCTCTGTCAGGACGATAGAGTGTTTAGTGCGATGGAACATGCAGGTACACCATGCCCATTTGAAGGACAGATAGGTAAGGATGCAGAAATGCAATGGAAGAAGTATGATATCGAAAGACCTGACTATGACAAATATGTTGAGAAATTAAAAAGGAGAGCAGCTATAGATAACAAAAAAGAATTTGTTCCTATAGATACACAATACGACCTGTATGGAGATGATAATTAAATGTGGTTACTTGTTGTTAATACT